CAATCTGTCGTTACATATTTCAAAACATCTGCCTGTTGAACTTCATACATAAATTTCCAACGATACCCATCATTAGCTCCGTCAACAATACCAGAAGATTGTCCAGTAGGTTTATCTGTAGAATTAGCTCCTCCATTATTACTAATACACTTATATACATTATACTGATCTGTCATAACAAAAAATGTCTGGTCAATTTGGTCAGCTTGCAAATGACTATATTCAGTATAAACTGTTCCTGATGTCCAATCTGTTCTCTTAACCACATGAGATACATCTGAAGCATTAATTAATTTGGCAGCAATCATATCATTATGATGAATATAAGGTGCCTGTGTCGTATCTATAGGAGTTGGAATTGTCGTGTCTGAAGGTGTAGTTTCAGCATATTGCCCAGGACTCGCACCAGACCAAGCATCAGCTTTTCCTATCATTAGATACATTTTATTAGATGAAAATGAACCAATAAATGCATCTGCATTGTAAGTTCTAAACGCGTTTGTTATAATTGCTGGCATAACTAAAATCCTCTTGTTTAATTATATTTATAATATTTATACAATACTTATGTGACTATTCATTGTAATTTTTGTTTTTTCGTTCCTTGTAGTAATATATCTTTCAATCTGTTCATCTTTAAAATAATTAATCGTATATTCATTACTACCCAAAGCTGTAGATAATGTACTATATCCACACTGTTTCTTAAATTTATTATCGTCTAAATTTTTACGAATTGGGCCTAATTTTAATTCACCACCAATACCACTTGAAATCTGTCCCCAATCATTATCAGCAGATAAACCCAAATCTGTAATTACACCATAATTATCAGCTGTAATCATTGCTTGCTGAACATATAACCAATCTTCACTATCCGCAACACTCAAAAGAATAATTGGCATATCTATTTCATATATATGCCAATCAGAATGTCCTCCCTGTCCATTCAAATAACCATTATGTGGCCACGCACCACCAGAAGGCCATTCTACTAAATTTTGATATAACTGATTATTTAATCTTACTGCTGGACTAATATCACCATCATGAAATATAATCGTGTATGGCCAATAATGAACAAACGGTGTTCTGAATGATGATTCACCTGGTATAACTTTTAACTTGGTGTCTAATAATCCTGTAATCAATGTCCTGCCAAATAGTGCAAGTCCAGCTGGATGTACTAATCGTTTAACATAATCTCTCCACTTGTCAATCGTATTACCAGATTTTATTTCATAAGCAAATGCTTGATAATATTTACTATCTTGAATATAGTTTGCCGCAGAAATAAATCCATCATCACCAATCCATCTGGTTGCGTGTTCATTTTCATATCCACTAATAATTGCAGTACCTGTTGCAGTACCATCACCTTTAGATGAAAAATCTAAAGTTGGTGCTTGTGTATAATGAAATCCGTTATTAACAAGTTTTAAAGTTTTCACTCCACCAATACCAGAACCACTTAATGTAATATTTACACCAGAACCAGTTCCACCACCAGAAATAGTCGGAGTTGATTTATATCCAGAACCACCATGTTCAAGTTCAACAGTCTGTATTACTCCAGAACCATTTACTGTTTTTACAAGTACACTACACGTTCTTCCATCAATCTCAAGTTTATCTGTATTGTTGATTGTCAATTTATCACCAACAACATATCCCGTTCCACCAGAAACAATAGTTGTTGTAGTCACACTTCCTGTCGTCAAACTTTTAACTAAAAATAAAGCTCCTGCGGCACCCGTTCCACCACCAGTAATAGTAATATTATCATCAACACTATAATTATTTCCAGCATTGGTCATTGTATAACCAGTTACCATTCCATCAAGAGTAAATGTATTTGTTCCATCTGTAACAGTTTCACCTGCCAAAAATGTTCCAACAACTTTTGAAAGATAAATAGTAGAAACTTCAAAAGCTCCTATCATTTCTTTCAATATTAATTCAACAACACCAGTAGAACCAGAAGTTCCACCAGTAATTGTTTTACCAACAAAAGTAGAAATGGCTCCTGTTCCACTTGTATCAACACATCTTAAAATTTTATCTGAGGCATATCTACCATCTGATACACGCAACATATCAACAGATGGATAATAAAATTCAATCTCCTCTTTGTATAACAAACGAAATAAAAATTGAAATGATTTCTCACTTCCTTTAGAACGATAAAAATCACGCAATCGTTTTATTACATGAGGTTTATTTGCATTAGCAAATACTGCCTCTGGAACATCCTTACCAAATTGATTTTTAAAATATTGTAAATAAGTATCAACTGTTTTATCAATATTAAAATAATTATCCAGATTACCAATAATCTCATATGGTTTTCCAGTTTGTTCCATGTACTCATAATAAGCTTCCAAGAAAGCTACAAATGTAGGATGATCTTGTTTAACAAAATCTGGTAACTGTCCTTCTACTTGAACAGATATGCGTTCATCAAACGAAGGATGTATTGGTGTGTTTGGATTACTTGCCATATTAGATTATTGTTTCTGCAACCATATTAATAGTTATCGCTGTTGCATCAGTTACATCAGTAGTTAATATTTGTTCTCTTAATGGTGTCACATCTTGATTATTAACTGAGGGTGTTACATTAAATTTAATACCTGTTGAACCATCTGAAATTGTATATGGATTAAAATTATTCAATACTACTTTACCAGTAGTATAATCAATAGTTCCTTGATTCTCTGATCCATCAGCAAGAATCATATATACCGCAGGACTATTCACACTAACAGTTCCTGTACTAGCAGTATATGTTGATCTTGCCAACTTGATAATTCCAACACCATCATCAACCAGAGTATATGTGTTACCATCACTGGCTGTAAAGGCTGTACTGGAAACTGTACTTTTTGTTACTGGTGCATTAAATTCTAAAGTATAAGTAGAAGTTGTTCCAAGTGATGCAGGACTAATTCTAAATTGATATTTGATTGTTGTTTTACTATTTCTTATAGATGTATTTGTATTATCCACATCTTTAGTTAAAACTGAATATCTAAATTTTTGATCGAACTTTTGTAATGAACTTGTAAAATAACTTGTAATAGATGTATTCACTAATGTTTTTAATTGATCTTCAGTTATTAATAAAGTAACAGGATCATAATTAACTGTGGTATCTACAATTATATAATAAAAAATAGGATCTACAATTTCTGGTATAATCGTTACGACATTAGTTTTTTTCAAAATAACATTTTTTATATCATCTTTAGTAGTATTACTATAAGTCGTATTACCAACAGGTTTAACTGCTATATAAACTTTACCATATACTGCGGGACTTGCATCTTCACCACCATATACTGTAAGAGATTCTATATCAGTTCTTTCACTAAGTAAGATTGCCTTATAATCATCCTTAGTAGTTGATCGTTTTTGTGCCTGATATAATTTAGGTGCATTATTTTTTATTGAGTTCATTGACTCTAATGCCGCACCACCAGAAGCTGCACTCGCAGTTGTTAAAGTATAATCAGCAGAAGATAAACCAGCAACAGTACCAATAGCTGTAAATGAACTTGCCTTATTTGCTACTACTCCTTGTGTAATTAAATATTCAATAAAAATAATATTACCATCTACTAATTGTTTTCCTACTGCTCCATCACCAAATAATATTTCATATTTTTGTTCTTCAACTTCTTGAATAAAATAAACTTTATTCGTAGAAGTAATAGTTGTAACATCTAATGCATTACCATCAGTCCATGTAGTTACTGTTGAATCTGATGAAGAATTTTGGATCGTAATACTAATAGTAGAAATATCTACATTTGAATTTGGAATAAGAAATCGTTGTGATGGATTAGATAAATTAACCGTATAAGTTTTAGTTAAAAGTGATCCCTCTTTAATTGCAAGATTTGAAATAGAATAAATACCAGCAAGAGGTGTAATAGTATTAGCAACTGTCGTAGTAAAATTATAATCAGTTCCATTAATGTTTGTTTTAAATTTTGTATTTTTTGAAATCGTTAAAGCAGTAGGAGAACCACTTGGTGTGAATGTCATATTCAAAAGAGCCTCAGGTGCAGTAGTAGAATTTGGAATAACATTTAAATGTTTTGCATGAGAAACAACTGATGATCTTAAAGAAGCTGTGTCCAAAAACATTTCATTACCAAGCATATTTGCATAGTAACCCATGTAGTGAGTATTGTATGCAAGAATATCCATTAAGACATCCATACTACTTCCATCAAAATCATAATCTGTAAATTGACTTTGTGATTTTAAAAAAGTCTTTAAATTTGATTTTATATTATCAAATTCTAAATCTGTAACTGCTATTTTTGTACTGGCCATTTATCTTATCCTCTCTAAGAACATTGAAACTTCAATCGGCTCTGGTGAATTTTTTACTCTAAAATATATAGAAACAAGAAATCCATTTTTATCTATATTTCCTGAAACACGAACACCACCTTCTGTAATAGTTATTTTATCGTCAGCTGATACTACAGCAACATCATCTACTTCCACACGAGGTTCATAATTACGAATACAAGTACGAACAGCATTTACAATATCATGTTTTGTATTAGCTGTTGATAATCCAAATAAATGTCGAGTTACTCCACCATCAATTTCAGGATGAAACTTTTTATCATATCTATTAGTCTGTATCAAATTTCTAAGGGATCTTTTAACGGCCTCTACATCTTTCTTTGTAGAAATATCCTTTGTC